ATATGGCTTTCGAGTGTACGAAATTGGGGTAGGGGGGGGGCGGACGGGTGAGGGGCAGAAGACCGAAACCGGTGGAGCTGCGAGTGATCCACGGCACGGCGGCCCTCGAGCGGGCCATTGCGAGCCAGCCTAGGCCGCGGCGGGTGCTACCGCGCTGCCCGAGCCATCTGACGGGCGAGGCTGAGAAATGTTGGCATCGCCTGAGCCACGATCTCTACGACGCGGGGCTGCTGGCCAGCATTGATCGCGACGCGCTGACCGCCTACTGCTCGGCCTATGCGCGCTGGCGCAAAGCCGAAGACAAGCTCGCCGAATCCGGCGAGGTGATCCTGACCAACACCAAGAGCGAAACGAGCGAGGATGGCACGGTGACCAACTCCGGCGGCAACCTGGTGCAGAACCCGTGGCTGGCTGTGTCGAACCGGGCGCTGGACCAGATGACAAAACTGGCGCAGGAATTTGGGATGACGCCGTCGAGCCGGAGCCGCGTGAAAGCGGAGATCTCCGCGGCGCGGCAGGCGCAGCCGGAGCGGGCCAGGTCGGTGGCAGCGGCGCCGAACGCCGAGGATGATCCGCGGCGAGCATTGGAGGCCAGCGGGTGAGCGCCATCATCGCGGACATGCAGATCAACACGGCCGATAATGGCGCGCTGGTGATAAGTGAGTGGCTTTCGCCCACCATCATCGCCACCGACCTGCTGGCGTATGGAATGCCTGAGATCGAGACGCGCATCATCTTCCGACTCAGCGGCGGCACGCGCACGTATCGCATCGTCAGAATGTTTACGCCATACTCCTACCTGATCGAGGAAGTCACATGACGACGCTGATCGTGCCCGCGCTGGAGCAGGAGCCGTGGCCCACCCTCGGCCCACAGGTGTGCGCGTTCATCGAGGACTACCTGGTATTCGGGCCGGGCGATCTGCGCGGGCAGCCGGCCAAACTGGACGCCGAAAAGCGCGCGCTGATCTATCGCATGTACGAGGTCTATCCGCAGGGGCATCCGCAGGAGGGGCGACGGCGCTTCAAGCGCGCGGCGGTCTCGCTGCGCAAAGGCTCGGCCAAAACCGAGCTGCTGGCATGGGTGGCGGCCTGCGAGATGCATACGGATGGCCCGGTGCGCTGCGACGGGTTCGACGCACACGGCCAACCGGTGGGGGTCGGGGTGATCGATCCGTACATCCCGATGGTGGCGTACACCGAGGAGCAATCGGAGGAGCTGGCCTACGGCGCGCTGCGCATCATCCTGCAATACAGCCAGGTGGCGAGCGATTTCGACATCGGCATCGAGCGCATCATGCGCCGGGACGGCGATGGTAAGGCCGTGCCGCTGGCCACCGCGCCGGACGCACGGGATGGGGCGCGCACCACGTTTCAGTGTTTCGACGAGACGCACCGGTTCACGCTGCCGCGGCTGAAACAGGCGCACCGCACGATGCTGGCCAACATCCCGAAACGCAAACTGAGCGACGCCTGGAGCCTGGAGACGACCACCGCGCCGGCGCCGGGCGAGGGCAGCGTCGCCGAGGACACGATGGACTATGCCCGGCAGGTCGCCGACGGCAAGATCGCGGATTCGAGATTATTTTTCTTCCACCGCCAGGCGAGCGATGCGCACGATCTCAGCACGGATGCGGGCGTGCGGGCGGCAGTACTGGAGGCATCCGGGCCGGTGGCGAGCTGGTCGGACATCGACGGCATCGTCGAGCAGTGGCGCGATCCGACGGCGGATCGGACATACCTGGAGCGGGTCTGGCTCAACCGGGTGGTGCGAGCCTCCGACCGGGCGTTCGATGTGGTGCGTTGGAAGGCGCTGGCCAGGCCGGACACGCTGGTGCCCGACGGCGAGATGATCACCCTGGGATTCGACGGCTCGCGGTTCAACGATGCGACGGGGATCGTGGCGACGCACGTGGCGACCGGTTACCAGTGGGTCGTCGGCGTGTGGGAGCATCCCAGCGGGATCGACAACTGGGAGGTGCCGGAGCGGCAGGTGGAGGAGGCGATCGCCGAGGCGTTCCGGCGCTGGGACGTCTGGCGCATGTACTGCGATCCACCGTACTGGGAGACGCACGTGGCCAAATGGAGCGGCATGTTCGGCGAGGAGCGGGTGCTCGAGTGGTGGACCAATCGCACGAAACAGATGGCGTATGCGATCAAATCCTACGCCAACGCGCTGGCGTCGGGCGAGCTGACCCATGACGGCAGTCCGGCATTTACCCGGCATATCGGCAACGCCTGCCGGCGGACGCTGACGCTGCGCGACGACCAGGGCGTGCCGCTGTGGACGATGTACAAGGAGCGGCCCGACTCGCCGCACAAGATCGACCTGGCGATGGCGGGCTGCCTGAGCTGGGAGGCGCGCTGCGATGCGCTCGCCTCCGGGATGGGCTCTGAAAGCGTGTATTCGAGCGACCGGGCGGCCGATCAGAGCGTCTACGACGTGCTGCGCTGATGAAAGCCTGGCTGGATGCGTCGACGGTGATCCAGGTGCTGGGCCTCGTGCTGATATTTGCGGGGTTGGCGCTGACGAGCATCCCGACGGCGCTGGTGGTGGTGGGTGCGCTGCTGTTCGGGTTGGCGCTGCTGGTCGATCTGCTGCAGATGCGTAGAGGGGGCGGTTAATGGCCCTACTGGCAAAAATGGCCGGGGTGCAGGCCGGGGATCCGAACGACGAGCGCTACTGGACCGGGTACGCACCGCTGTCGCTGGCCGGGGTGAGCGTCACAGCCGAGTCGGCGATGAAGATCTCCGCCTGCTGGGCCTGCGTGCGATTGATCAGCCACTCCCTCGCCTCGATCCCGCTGATCACCTACCGGCGGCGCACGGATGGCGGGCGGGACCGGGCGCTCGGCAATCCGCTGTACGAGCTGCTCCACACGCGGCCGAACCCGCGCATGACGGCCTTCGAGTTCAAGCGGCTGCTCACGGTACATGCCCTGCTGCGCGGCAACGGCTATGCGTACATCCGTTCCGGGCAGCGGGGATTCGTCGATGCGTTGGAGCCGATCCATCCCGACCTGGTGCACAAACCGGAGACGGCCGCCGATGGCACGCTGATCTGGCCGATCACGCAGGCGGATGGCCAGGTGAAGCGCTTCCCGGATGACCAGATTTTTCACCTGACGGGCCTGAGTTTCGACGGCGTGACCGGGGTCAGCGTGATCGATTACGCACGCGAGAGCATGGGCCTGGCGCTGGCCACCGAGTCCTACGGCGAGCGGTTTTTCTCGCAGAACGCCACGCCGTCGGTGGCGCTGCGCCATCCCGGAAAACCGAACGCCGAGGCGCGCCGCCGCATCCGCGACGAGTGGGAGGCGGACACCAGCGGGCTGCGCAACGCGCACCGCGCGGTGGTGCTCGCCGAGGGGATGGACGTCAGCGCGGTCGGCGTGACCTCGGAGGATGCGCAGTTCCTGCAGACCAGGGAGTTCCAGGTGCAGGATATCGCGCGCTGGTTCGGCGTGCCGTTACACATGATCCAGCAGACGACCGGCTCCACCTCCTGGGGCAGCGGGCTGGAGCAGATGAGCCAGGGGTTCGTGACGTTCACGCTGCTGCCGTGGGCGACGCTCTGGGAGCAGGCGGTCTCTCGCGATCTGATCCTGGCCGAGAGTGTGTACTACGCGGAATATCTCTTCGATTCGCTGGTGCGGGCCGATCAGGCCACGCGTAAGGACTATTATGCGACGGGCATCGAGTGGGGCTGGCTGAGCGTCAACGACGTGCGCCGCATGGAAAATATGAACCCGGTGCAGGGCGGGGACAGCCAGACTACTCGTCCAGCGCCGCGGCGGACCCCGCCACCAGCTCCGCCGCCAACCCCGCCACCGGGCGCGGACGCTCCGGCCTTCGCTCCGGATCACTATCGCGCGCTGCTGGCGGAGGCGGCTGGCCGGGTGGTGCGCAAGGAGATCGCCGCATTGAATCGGGCCGATCGCCGCGCGGGAGCGGATGCCGGCGAGTGGAGCCGGGCGGTAGACGAGTTTTACAGCGAGCATGCGGCGTTTGTGGCGCAATCGCTCAGGCTGCCGCTCGAGGCCGCCGAGGGCTATGTGGCGCAGCAGCGTGGGAAGGCATATTTGGGATTGCCGGCGCTGCTCTTAACCGAGGCCAACAGTATCCAGGTGCTGATCGAGCTGGCGCAGACGGCGCCGGCCGGCGAGGGGGACGACAATGTATGATCTGATCATGCAGGCGGTGCTGAGTACGCCGTGGGCCATTTTGCCGGAGAAATTGGCGGCGATCGAGGCGCTGCTGGCGCTGCGGCTCGCCGGCGGGCAGGTGCGAGCCGAGGATGTGGCCGCGGCGACGAACGGCCGGCGGCCGGCGACTGGCCCGGCGCGCGCCGGGGCGGTGGCGGTGCTGCCGATCTACGGGACGATCCACCAACATGCCGGCATGCTGCTGGAGTCGAGCGGGGGCACGGCGACGGAGGCGGTTTCGGCGGCGCTCTACCAGGCGCTGGACGATCCCGCGGTGGGCGCGATCGTGCTGGACGTCGACAGTCCGGGCGGCGAGGTGAGCGGGGTAGACGAACTGGCCACGCAGATCTATCAGAGCCGGGGACAGAAGCCGATCGTGGCGGTGGCCAACTCGTTGATGGCCAGCGCGGCGTATTGGATCGGCAGCGCCGCGGATGAGGTCTTGGTGACGCCCAGCGGCGAGGCCGGCTCGATCGGCGTGTATGCGGCGCATCAGGACGTGTCGCAGGCGCTGGAGCAGGACGGCGTCCGGGTATCGCTGCTGTCCGCCGGGAAATACAAAACCGAGGGCAACCAATTCGAGCCGCTGACCGACGAGGGCCGGGCAGCCCTGCAGGGCCGGGTCGATGCGTACTACGAGAAATTCGTAGCGGCCGTGGCCCGGGGCCGCGGCTATGCGCCGGTCACGGTGCGCAACGGGTTTGGCGAGGGGCGCGTGCTGACCGCCGAGGCGGCGGTGGCGGCGCACCTGGCGGATCGTGTGGGCACGTTGGCGGACGCGGTGCAGCGCGCGGCGAGCCTGGCCCGCCGGCGCACGAGCGCACAAGCGGCCGCCGAGTTCCGGATGCGGTCGGTCGGTCTTTGATTGCGCGCGCAATCAGCGAGGGACAGTAACGCATCGGCAGCTCCGTCGAGCCTGCCGGTTGACACAGGTGAGCGGGCGCTCCGTCGAGCGGCCGGCTACTGACGAGGATGGATGCGCAGGCCCGGGGCCTGTTGCGGCACACATGGAGGTTCGCGATGAAGGGCAAATATGGACAGATGGTCCAGGAGCGCGCCGATCTCAAACGCGAGGGCGCGGAGATCCTGGCGGGAACAGAGAGGACGCCGGAGGACGATGCGCGGTTGACGGCGATCAGCGCGCAGTTGGAGACGCTGAACGCGGGCATCGAGCGGGAGGAGCGGTTCCGCGATGCGTTGATGCAGACGGGGCAGCCGATCGAGCGCATCCCGGCGGAGCCGAAACAGCAGCCGGAGCGGTTCAGCAGCTTCGGCGAGCAGCTCCAGGCGGTCAAGAAAGCCTATGTCAGCAACGGCCGTGATACGGATATGCGGCTGTATGCGACCAGCGGATCGATCGAGGGAGTCGGATCGGCCGGCGGTTTCCTGCTGCAGGAGGATTTCAATTCGGTGCTGTTGGTGCCCATGCACGAACGGGGCGCATTCTCCTCCCGCGTCGCGCGCCTGCCGGTGGGCAACAACGCGGCATCCGGCGTGGTGCGCGGGGTCGACGAGACCAGCCGCGCGACCGGCTCCCGCTGGGGCGGCATCCGCGGCTACCGGGTGGCCGAGGCGGGCACGATCACGCCCAGCTCGCCGAAATTCCGGCGCATCGCCTGGTCGTTCAAAAAGTACGCCGTCCTGGCGTATGCGACCGACGAGCTGCTGGCGGACACAGCGCAACTGCAGGCCATCATCAGCCAGGGGGCCGGCGAGGAGCTGGACTTCATGGTCAACGATGACATCTGCAACGGCGACGGGGTGGGCGGGCCGCTCGGTTTCATGAACGCGGGATCGCTGATCTCCGTCACGAAGGAGGTCGGCCAGGGCGCGGCGACTGTGGTCTACCAGAACATCATCAAAATGTGGGCGCGGTTGTCGTCGCGCTCCAAGCCAAACTCGGTGTGGTATATCAACACCGACGTCAACCCGCAGCTCGACCAGTTGTTCCAAGCGGTGGGCACCGCCGGTATTCCGGCAAATTTCATCACCTACGGCGCCGACAGCGTGATGCGCATCAAAGGCCGGCCGGTGATCGAGACGGAGTTCAACCAGACGTTGGGGACGGTGGGCGACATCGTGCTGGGGGATCTGGGCTGGTATATGTTCTGGGAGGACACGGGGGTGCAGAGCGCGAGCTCGATCCACGTCGAGTTCCTGACCGACCAGACCGTGTTCCGCTTCACCTACCGCTGCGATGGCCAGCCCGTGCTCGCCTCGGCGTTGACGCCCTACAAGGGCACCGCGACGACCGGGCCGATCGTGGCCCTGGCCACCAGAGCATAGCCAGAGCATAGCTGATATGCCAGCACCAGGAGGCTGAGAATGCCATTTCCATTTAGTCTACCGGAGCAGTACAAGATCGTACATCTGTTCTACGGCGCCACGAATGCCGCGGCGGCCGTCACGAACGTGGATGTGATCTCCTGCAAAAACGCGCTGAAGGTGTGGATCGTCGGCTTCCACACCGGCGCGAACGCCACCACCTGCGTGGTATCGCTCTATGAGGCGACCGATGTGGCGGGCGCCACGAACGCGGCCATTACGGTGACGTTCCCGATCTGGAAGGTGGTCCCGACCACCGCGACCGATGCGCTGACCAAACAGACCGACGCGGCCAGCCTGACCATCGACCCGGACGGCACGGACAGCACGATGCTGTTTTGCTTCGAGTTCGACCCGGCGAAATTCTCGGCGGGCTATGACTGCCTGTCGGTGAATTGCGCGACGGGGCACGCGACCGATCGGGTGGAGATCCTGGCGTTCATCCAGGAACGGTACCAGCAGCGCCTGGCGCCGTCGGCGATCGTGGACTGAGTTCCGAACCCAGGCGGCGGGGTAGGGGCGGGGGCAGGTCACAGACCTGCCCCTACGGCCCGCTAACAATGGTCAAGGAGTAATATCATGGACACCAAACTGTTTGTACGGCAACAGCCGGGCGGCTACTTCTCGGTCTCCGATCGGGAGTTCTATCCCTCCGGCTCGATCTACTGGGTGCACGCCGGCACCGGCACGGACGGCGCAGGATACGGCCGTAACCCGGACGCGCCGGTCGCCACCCTGGATTACGCCATCGGCCTGTGCACGGCTAACAAAGGCGATGTGGTTTTTCTCATGCCGGGCCACGCCGAAAACCTGGGCAGCGCCCTCGCGTTGACGCAGGACGTGGCCGGCACGCGGGTGGTGGGTCTCGGTTTCGGCGCGCTGACGCCGACGTTCTCGATCACCGCGGCCGCAGGGACCTGGAATATCACGGCGGCCAATTGCCAGGTCGAGAACGTGCTGGTTCCCGGCAATTTCCTGAACATTGCCGCGGCATTCACCATCGGCGCGGACGCGGACGGCCTCACCCTCAAGAATATCCAAACGCGTGAGAACTCCGTGATCCTGGGCGCGCTGATCCAGATCAGCATCGCGGCGGGCTGCACTGACGTGACCATCGACGGCTACAAACACATCGGCATCACGGCCGGCATGACGGCAGCGGCCACCAACGTGATCCTGTGCGCGGGCGCGGCGGATCGTTTCAGCCTGACGAACTCGCGCATCTACTGCTTCACCTCGGCGGCGGCGGTGGCACTCTCCGCCGCGGCCTCGAAAGACATCGTGCTGGAGAATATCCGGCTGATCCAGTATGAGACGGGCGCGGGGCTGGGCATCGCCTGCCACAACAGCACCACGGGTTTCGTCGAGAATGTCGTGGGCGTGAACCTG